GGCAGACGGAGCCGGAGTAGGATTGCCCGTCATGGGCGTTTCGGTGAACTGCTTCTTCAGGGTATCTATGGCCGTCTTTTCACCATACTGTGCCGTTTGGTTCACACTGATTGTGCCCTTGCCGCTCATCAGATCACCGGCTTCTCAGCACCAGGGTTCCCGGCGCCCATCATTGCTGCCATATCGGGGGGTGCGCCGCCAGCGGGAGGCGCAACCGGGGGTTCGGTCGGGGGTTGTCCGCCGCCGACCGAGATGGCCTGCTCCTCTGGTCCGGGCTGTCCATTCTGGAACCTGAGATGACCGTAGAGGACATCTACCTTTTCTGCCGCCCTAGTGATGGTGCCCCGGTCCCCTGGGTCCGTAATCCAGACCGTAACGAACCAGTTGTCGGAGGCTATCTTCTCAGGCGCCAATATTGGGTCGCCACCGAACCAGACCTGTCCGCGCAGTTTGCCGATGTTGGCGAAGAAGTCCTTCAGGACGGCGACGATGTTACCTGCCGTGTCCGGGGGTGGCGTTCCACCCATGGTTGGCGCGCCGACAGCACCCTCAGGAGCTGGGCCAGCCTGTGCCGCCTGGGCCTCGGGACCCGGCATACCGCCGGTCTCTCCGACCATGCCCTTCTCTAAACCGTAGTTGGTCGCCTGCTGGTCTGCCATATTCGGGTTGGCGGTGGTGGGGTTAGATGCGGCCTGATTGGCGATGGCCATGCCCTCTGCCTTCCACTGCCTGTCACCGTCGATGTTGCGGCGGGTGCGGCTCTTGTCCTTCACCTGCTGGAGGTTGTCCACAGCCGTATCCCAGTCGATGAGTTCGTTCTGGTATAGCTGCATGATTTCCACGGCGTTGCCCTGCCTGTCCATGAAGCTCTGGGCGGAGAGGAACACATCCATCTCTGTCCACATGTTGCCCTCAATCATGAAGTCTGCCGGAACCGCCTGGATGTAGTACGTCTCTTTCTTCTTTACGCCAGTAGCGGTGACATCCTTCATGCCGGGGAAATCGGCCCACATTAGGAGCATGTACTTGATGACCTGTTTCCACGCACTCATCAAAATCTCGAGGCGCTGCTGCATCCTCGCGGCAATTGGACCCAGCTTTGCGTTGAAGCCCTTGCCGGTAGAGAGGCCGCCGCCGTCATCCGACCTGAGTAGGTTGGGGTTGTCAGCGATGAGGTCGAACCAGTTCTGTAGCTGGGTGCCCAGCTCCCAGAAAGCACTGGGTAGGTTTATGGGGCCAAGAAGGTCCACGTTGCCGTTGGGTCCCATGGTGATGACCCCGCCCTTGCCAATGGCAATATCGGCAGGTACGTTTAGGGGGTCCTTTACGGCAATCGTTGGCCTTATCATGGCCCCCGACATTTCCTCAATCATTGCTACGTGACCGTTGAGCAACTTCGCAACGGGGATGGCGTCCTTGATGTCGGTGGAGCCAAAGATCATACCCGGCAACCCGAGGGAGCCAACACACACAATCGGGACCAATCCCATCTTGTTTTCCATCGGGGGATGGGCAAATTCGATCTTGTCCAGCACGGTGCAGAACTGAGTCTCGTCAATGTACTGGATGACAGAAACCTCGTCCTTTTCTAGATACTTCTTCCCAATGGCATCTCCGTAGCGAGCAGCCACGTCTACTCCGCTCATGGTGTCAATCCACACGGCCTGCTTTAGGTCGAGACCGTCAACGTCGAAAGAGACGGGATAAAAGTCCTGAGGAGTCCGGGTGAAGATACGGGGACGACCGTTCCGCAGGTCAGGCCAGGCACCGATAACGGCCCCATCCATAGCACACATTGACCATGCCACGTCTCTACAACGTTGCGGCATGTTTGAGAAGGACAGTAGACTATCAACGACTCTCTCCAGTCTGTCGGCAAAGTCAGTGGACCAATCGGCGTTGGTTGCGCCGGGAGCCGCTGGCGCCCCACCTTGTGTGGGCGTAGGCGCGGGCATTGATGGCTGCCCGGTGGTGGGATCAACCGCACCAGCACCTTCCGGTACTCCGGGCATTCCAGGGCCGCCTTCGGCGGCTGCAACTGGAGCAAACTGATCGGGGGGTTGCACAATACGAATAGTGGGTGGTAGCGCAAGAAAAGCCACCTTGTTCTCGATGGCTGGCTTTACTAAGTTGATGGGGGTGGTAAGCTCGGCTCCCTCGTCCTCGGACTTGGGCGAGAAGAGGGACTGAATGTTTTGGGCAATGCCGGAGACGAAACCCTGTCTCTTGGCTTCCTTGTAGGTGGTTCCGCCGTAGAACTGAAGAACCTCGTCATAGCTGGCGTTGCGGGGACCGTCGCGCTTCTCCAGGCGAGTAAACAAGTCAACAATTGCGGTTACGCCTGAATTAGTTGCCACGCAGCACCCCCGAGGTTGATTAGACGACTACATTCATTATAGCACACTTATTTCAAACACTATGAGCTGGGTTCTCGTAATGCTTGAGACGGGCGCCCGGCGTCGTATAACTGCGGTATTCGTTCTTGTTGAGCTTCATGTTCTGGGTACAGAGCCACATAGACATAACGAGGTCGCAAGTGCCCTTTGGATACATCAATAGTTCGCCGATGAACTCCTCTGCCCTCTCCTGGTCCGAAGACTCCTTATATGGAATCCTAAACCTACCATCCTGTATCATCTGCCCCATAGCAAAGACCCCAGCCTCTGGATCGGTCTTGTTCGTCCCCGTATAGTGCGGACGTATAATATTCTTGTCTGTGTACGGCTTCATGCGATCGTTGTCGATGATCCACTTACCAAACGCGTTCTTCTCCACCGTTCCGACCCTATACTTGTACTTCTCGTAAAAACCCTCGATGTTATACGCGGGATTGCCTTCAAGCAGGTAATCCAGCATTCTGTCAAAGTTGTCCTGAAGTTTTAGGAAGTCGATAAGGTATATGAGGGGGTTGTCCTCCGTGGGGTCATAACCCAATATCACATACGCAGCATAGGCTGACCATCTAGAACGAGAACCAGAAGCTGGGTCAAAACCAGCGTATAATTCCCACTTGTCGTCAACATCAGCAAAACTGCGTTCCGTATCAAGGCATCCCTTATGGCTGATTCGTTGTCCATTGATTTCCTCTTCCTGCCCTCTTATCCATGCCTCGCGGAATGCCATCTCCTCCTCGTTGTACGCGATGTTGCGATAACGTTTGTTGAAGGACAGAACCCCGATGGAACGGCGCTCTCTTTCCAGCTCCTTTACGCTGAGCATCTTATCTGACAACGATATAGAGCACTTCTTGTCTTTGAAGCAGTCGAACTTTACACAGGTGAATGTTGGGTCCCGCATAACCATGGCATAAAACGCCTCGGGGTGGAAAATGGTGCCGACTATTGCTGTGCTCCAATAGCGGGCGGTATTGCTCCACTTGATAGACTTCGGTATCTTTATGTGCCCGAGAGTGTCACGATTCCAAATCGGACGCGCAGATGTAAATGGTCCAATCCGCATCCACTCCATGAGCTTATCTCGCATGTCAGGGGTCCTGGCGGTATCAGGTGTTTCCACGTCGTCAATATAGACTCGATCGCTGCGCTTGCCGAGTTCTGCATGGCTATTAGTTCCGTAGAACTCAAAGTTCTCTCGCACGTCGCGAAACTCACGTTGTTCAATGGAAAAGGCTTGGTTGCTCCAGGGTATGCTCTTATCGCCGGAGTGAAAACGTCCGAAATCCGCGACAAGACGCGGGTTGTCAAGCTCTCGTCGGATGGTGGTGGAGAAGGAGAAGGCTTCGGTTTCGTTTTTTCCGATGAATTGGTTACGGGCGTTGGGATTGTCACAGGCTTCCATAACAGGGATGTTTCGAGTTGATACAACCGTCGTCTTGCCGAAGCCAGCAGGCCAGAGAATAAGGACATTGGGTTTCTCCCAGTAGTATGGACTGATGCCGGGCTTGTTTCCGTGTCTCATCCATCCATTGTCATACATCCACTCCATATTGTTGTCGGAAATGAACTCATACACCTCACGCTCCTCGTGAAACCTTCCCCGTATCAACTTCATGCTGAAGGTTTCGTATGGATCGAGTTCGAGGTCGAGATAGTTCTTAGAGAAGAGTTCCTCTGCCAGGGGAGAATCTAACAACAGCCACTTGTATTGACCGTCGTCATCAAGGTTGGCAAACGCCTTGTCTGGGTCGTTGGAGGTAATGGAGGCAACGCTAAATCTGGACACTATTTCTCCTTTACCTCCGCGCAGGTAATGGTCAGAAGGTGAAGATCAGGGTCCCAGCCCGTGACCTCCATGTCTGAGGGGGGATTTTTGAGGGCGACGGTCGGACACATCTCAAGAGTGGCGATGCGATCATTGGCAAAGTCACATTCCGTCTCGTTGCACATAACTTTATGAAATGGCGGTAGTAATTTCTTCATTTGTGCTCCCAGAAGTCACAGTACCCATCAGGTCTTTTGAATACATCGCAGAGAAAGCAGTAGGTGTCGAGATAGAGGGCCTGAGACTTTATCATAATGGTCCATTCCTGACGAATGAAGAGACAGTCTTCACAAAAGCCCCTTATCTCTACGCTCTTTCTCTTATGCTCTTGCTCTTTCTCTTCTCTACTCTTCATTTGCTGCCTTATGGGCTCTTGCCAGAGCCTCTACATCTTCAAGTTCAGTCCTAAGAGAGTTCGCATAGCCCTTCAGGAGACTTGCTCTTTTCCCTTCATCCTGAATACCATCTAGTAAGCCCTTGCTCTTGCTCTGTTCTTTAGAACCTAGTTTATTTAGACTGATACCAGCATCAAGAATGATCTTCAGTATCTTGATGTGCTGCTCAGTGGAAAGAGAGTGAGGAGCGTAGAAGACACGCTCGTAGAGGTTTTTCAAAGCCTCGTTACCAATGGTTGTCCAAATCTGGTTCTCCTGTTCCTTTCGGAACATCGGGTCCGTTCTCCTCATCTCGTGCAACTCCACCAACTCCCAGAACCTGTCCTGAGTGCCGAGATAGGTATCAAAGTGGTCGAGAGAGCCGGGGGCATAACCAGCCCGTCTCATCAACTCCTGCTTGTTGATTTCGGGGTTGCCCTCCTCATCCCACTGTCGGCGGACGTTCTCCCCGTACTTGTAGTCGCCATTCTTCATCTGGACATACGCTATCGCAGCAGATTCGAGACCCTGCTGTTTTAGTTCCACTGATTTAGACTTTCGTCTACTCTTCGGTCTGGAGACGGATGGAAGTCCACCATCTCTTATCGCCACGTCTGTTTTAGTCATATCTGCATTATAACACACATCCCGCACCGCGCAACCCCCTTGCCACGTCCGCCACCTGTGGTAGGATGTAAGCAGTGCAAAAACCGTGGAGGTCGTGATGGAGAGCGTCAATAGCAAGGATTGGGAGATTGAGGCCATGAAGTACCTGGATGAGGTTCGTTGTCCCGATGGATGGCCGGAGATGGAAAACCCCCTACACAACCATATGCGCGAAACATTCGCCAACTGCCTCTCCATCAGTGTCGCCAAGAATGCGGACTATGCGAACTCCGACGACCCGCTTGCCAACTTCCGGGCCTGTCAGAGTTTCGGTGTGCCGCTTGTGAGGGGCATAATGGTGCGCCTGTCTGATAAGATGGCACGCATTGGCAATCTGCTGGACAAAGAGGCGAGCGTGGTGGATGAGAAGATAGGGGACAGTATAGACGATGCTATAAACTACCTTGCTATTCTCAAGTACGCACTGGAGACGGAGGAGTGACCGTGGGATGTAAACACTCAACTCGTTGGCCGGTGGCTGGACAGGACATGTGGCAGTGCCAAAGATGTGGGGTCATGGGGCGCGAAGATGAGATTCTCTATACCCCATACTGCGAGGTTGGACCAATGCCGACCCGCTGGGACCTAGAGGACGAGATAGGAAGACTTCGGGCAATTATCGACTCATACGAGAAGGACAAGAAGTGACCATCTTCTTTACGTCAGACTGGCACCTTGATCACTGGGCCGAGTGGCTGCAAAGGCAACGCCACGAGTTTCACAGTGTCAGCGAGATGAATAGCGTACTCTTCTCAAACGCCATGAGGACCATCGGACCGACCGATGAACTGTATGTCCTCGGGGACTTCGCCTGGCGTCCGGATACGTTCAAGGCGTACTCGGCGGCGCTGGAGGCGCTGTGCAAGGTGCACTGGGTGCAGGGCAACCACGACGCCAAGTATCGCCACAGTCCACTGGCCCTAGACTTCAGACATAACAAGAAACACTGGTATGTATGTCACTATCCATGGCAGTCCTTCAGACCCAACACGGTGATGCTACATGGTCACAGTCACGCGCGCGACATCACAGCCTCGGAAGACCCACGTCAGAGGATGAGGTATGATGTAGGGGTGGATACGGAGTGGGATGGGAGAAAATACTTTCCCGTCAGCATTGATCAAGTCGAAAAACGAATTGAGGGGGAAGCATGAAATTACTCAGGGGCGGACTCACACCAGAGATGCTGGTTGCAATTATGCAGCTGAGGCAGGAAGACATCATCACGCTGAAACAAGCTCAGGACCTGATACTCTACGAGAAATGAGAACAAGGTAATGACCGACAAGGCCAGAGAACTTACCCCGGCAGAGATTGATGCCAACATTGCCAAGATGCAGGCAGAGGCTGCCGAGGCCCTTGCCGCTGCGGATAAGAACAGTGCCGAGGCCCGAAAGTTCGCGGCAGAGGCGGAGTCGGCGATATCATACGCCGGGAGGAAGGCCATCGAGTTGGAGCAGGAAAAGGAGTTGCGCAGGCGAGAGCTGGCACGGGACTGCTACCACCACGTCTATCAGTTTCTCGGCAAGGTGTCAGAGGCATCCGTTTTTAGCTGCGTCTCAGAGCTGAGTTACTGGAGTCGCGAGCATCCGAAGTGCGACATCGAGTTCATTCTGAATAGTCCCGGCGGAGAGGTGATTGCGGGCATGGCCTTGTTCGACTATCTCATGTATCTCCGCAGCATGGGGCACAACGTCACGACGGTCGCCATTGGTTATGCGGCCAGCATGGCTGGCATCGTGTTGCAGGCGGGAGAGAAGCGTGTGATGGGTCGCGAGGCGTATGTTCTCATCCACGAAGTCAGCTTCGGTGCCGGGGGCAAGATTGGCGAGGTGGAGGACGAGGTGGCCTTCGTGCGCAAAATCCAAGACCGAGTTCTCGCCATCTTCAGTAAGCGCTCGCTGGCGGCACAGCCCAAGACCGGGCTGACTGTCCGACAGTTTGCAAACCGCTGGCGTCGCAAGGACTGGTGGCTAGACAGCGATGAGGCCCTTCGGTTGGGCGTAGTGGACGAGGTGCGATGAGATGAGAATACAGATCACGTGTGAAAAGTGTAACAGGTTGATTCTTGAGGGCAAGGGATATAAAGATGCGGAACATCTGGCTCGTCGTTTTTCACATGATGGATGGTGTGCCCCACTGGAGTGTCCCTACTGCGCCAAGCTCACGCATGGACCCTTGACCGAGGAGCTGGTGGCGGAGGCCCTCATTGCCGTGGCCGACAAGTGGATGGGTGGTATCCCAAAGGGCTCCCCGGGGTCAATGCAGAAGTGGCTTGCCGTGGCCGAGGCACGTTTCGTCCTGCGGCTGCTGGAAGAGATGGAGCGGGCACGGGTCAACGACGGTCACCCATGGCAGCTTGACCACGAGCGCGAATGGCTGTTTGAACTTGCGGGGATGGGGTGAGGTGACGAAGACTGCCGGGGGGTTGTTCCCGGTGCCGGGCACTCGCGATGGGGGACGCCCCAGAGACGGCGACCGTCCATTGCTCTGATCCGGGCGCATGCCCGGGGTAGGAGCGACGAGAGGCGGAAATAGGCGCGAGTAGTACAGGCGGCTGGTAATTACGGGGGCCGCCCAGCAAATAGGTGTATAATGGAGAGGCAGACAAAGAAAGGAAGATGTGGGGGCGGACTGGTCTCGACAGCGGGTAAAGCCAAAGAGCAACCTGCTGGACACGCGTTCGATTCGCGTCGCCTCCACCAACACCCTTCCATCTACGCAGTGAGAGGAGGTAAACATGCCAACGTTCAAGAAAGTCCCGGGCAAACCCACTAAGCCCGCTAAGAAGCCCGCGAATAAGAAGCCCACGCCCGCCGCAGGCTTTGCATACGGTCCACTCATGAAGAAGGTCAAGAAGACCAAGAAAACACCGAAATAGGAGGAATCATGACAGAGAAGAAGACGTGGGGGGAGAAGGCTCTTACCCCCGACCAGGCAGTGCAGACGGAGAAGAAGAACCCCGTGAAGGAAGAG